CCTTTGAATGAGGTTTACGATGAGTTGATGGCTACCGGTAAAGATTCGGACAAAGAATTGGCTAAACAATACAAATCCCGTAAATTTTACATCGTAAAGGTTGTTGACCGTGATGCTGAAGAAGAGGGTGTAAAGTTTTGGCGTTTCAAACACAATTATAAGAATGACGGTATTCTTGATAAAATCATCCCAATTTGGAGACAGAAAGGTGACGTAACTGATTCACAAAAAGGCAGAGACCTTATTGTACAGTTGGTTAAATCTAAAACTCCTGGTGGAAAAGATTACACAACAATCCAAACCATTATGCATGATGACCCAGCACCTCTTCACGAGAACGCTAAGGTTATGGAAGAGTGGTTAAAAGATGAGTTGACATGGAATGATGTTTACTCTAAGAAACCTGTGGAATATTTGGAAGCAATCTCTCGTGGTGAAGAACCTCGTTGGGATAGTGAGACAGGTAAATACTTGTACAGTGATTCAGGTGATATGATGATGGGTGGTTCTAAAACAACATCTTCAGCTCCTGCAGACCCACAATTATTTGACGAACCTGCTGAGGACTTACCGTTCTAATAAAACAAAACATCATGTATGGTATCTTGTATGGTACCATACATGATTAATTTATAACATATATGGCAATCAAAAAAAACGATTTTAATTCAGTAAAGAAGAAATTCTCAACTTCAGCGAAGTATAAACCACAAAGATACTTTGACTTGGGTAAAGATTTCTTGGATGCTGTGGGACTACCAGGACCTGCTATAGGACACTTGAATATGTTCTTGGGTCACTCTGATACAGGTAAGACAACGGCTCTTGTAAAATCTGCCGTATCAGCTCAAAAACAAAATATTCTTCCTGTCTTCATTATTACGGAACAGAAGTGGAGTTTTGAACACGCAAGACTTATGGGTTTTGATTGTGAAGAAGTTGTTGACCCCGAAACAGGAGAGTTGGATTGGGATGGATTTTTTATTTTCAATAACAACTTTTCTTACATTGAACAAATCACAGATTATATTAATAGTTTGTTGGATGCTCAAGAAAAAGGTGAATTGGAATATGATTTATTGTTCCTTTGGGATTCAGTGGGTTCAGTTCCTTGTAAGATGACCTACGAAGGTAAAGGTGGTAAACAACACAATGCTGCGGTTCTTGCCGACAAGATTGGAATGGGTATCAACCAACGTATTTCAGGTTCTCGTAAATCTGATTCAAAATATGAAAACACATTGGTTATTGTTAACCAACCTTGGGTTGAACTTCCTGACAATCCATTTGGACAACCCAAGATTAAAGCAAAAGGTGGTGAAGCCATTTGGTTAAACTCATCTTTAGTATTCTTATTTGGTAATCAAAAAGGTGCAGGAACAAACAAAATTTCAGCAACCAAAGACAAACGAACTGTTAAATTTGCAATCCGTACAAAAGTTTCTGTTATGAAAAACCACATCAATGGTTTGGGTTATGAGGATGGAAAGATTATCGTAACACCACACGGATTCTTGGCAGGAAAAGACGCGGCTGAAGAAAAAGTATCTATTGAACAATACAAGAAAGAAAACGCTGAGTATTGGAAAGAGATTATTGGGGCTGATGGAGATTTCAGCTTGTTTGAGGAAAAAGAAAGTGAAACAGTATAAAAAATAAATTGTGAAGACACTCTTAGTAGATGGTGATAACCTATTCAAAATCGGATTTCACGGGGTCAGAGACCTCTTTGTGGAAGGAAACCATATCGGGGGTGTCTTTCATTTTATCAATACCCTCAGAAAACAAATTGATGAACACAACTACGACAAAATTATTGTCTTTTGGGACGGTGACGACAACTCTGCCGTTAGACGTAAATTATATCCTAACTACAAGTTAAATCGTAGACAGAGTATGAACGAGTTTAAACTTGAGTCATACCATACCCAAAAAGAAAGAGTAAAAGAATACCTTGAAGAATGTTTTGTTCGTCAGGTAAGAGCAACTGAATGTGAGGCGGATGATTTAATTGCCTACTATTGTCAGATAGCTAACGAAGAATCAAAAACAATATTATCGGCAGATAAAGATTATTTTCAATTGATTGGTGAACATACATCAATTTATTCACCAATTTCCAAAGTCACATTTAAAGTTGGAGATAAAGTTAAATTTGGTGATTCAGAATTTCCACACTATAACGTATTAACACTCAAAATATTAACTGGTGATAAATCAGATAATATTTCGGGTATATTAAGATTAGGCGAAAAGAGTGTAATAAAATACTTTCCTGAGATGCTTGATTCTATGGTAACTTATAACCATATTTTAACAAAGGCGCAAGAACTTTTAGAACAAGACAAAAACAACACAACTTTAAAAAATATTGTAAGTGGAAAAACAAAAGACGGAGAATTCGGTGAATCATTCTACCAAACAAACAAAAAAATCGTGGATTTACAAAATCCGCTCATTTCTGATGAAGGTAGGTTACTTGTTGAACAATATTATGCCGACACTTTAGACCCTGAAGGTAGGGGTTACAAAAATCTAATTCGTATGATGACAGAAGATGGATTCTTCAAATATCTCGGTAAGAGTGATGATGAATTTATAAAATTTATACGACCTTTGATGAAATTGACAAGAAAAGAAAAAAGACAACACAAACAACAAATAGAAAAATAAAAAAATTATGAAAGAAACAGATGTAATTAAAATGGAGTTCTTGATTACCTTGAACAACAACATCGTAATCCAACGTTACTTTAACGTAAGAGATTACAACCCACAAGCTCGCAGTTCTATGGAATTGTATCAGTATCTCAAAAACTTTGTTGAAGGTTTTGAATACGGACAAAAAATGCGTTCGGTTGTATACCTTTTAGAGAACAAAGATGAAATTTTGGACAACCCAAGTATCTTGCAAACGTCAAATACTGATGGTTCAGAAACATTTAACTTTTTAATAAAGGTAGGAGAACAGACAATTTGTCATAGAATTTTGGACGCTAAATTGTTCCCACCTAAAATAAGATACACCGTAGATATACGCCAGCAAGTAAAAAGTGTATTGAAGGACTTAACTGACATTTTTTCAGACGAAAATTTTGTTACAAGTTATATGAACTATAGCTTAGTCTAATAGTATTTATCAAAACTAATAAGGAAAATTTAATTATGTCAAACAAGAATTTTGAGTATCTAGGTAACACGTTTCAACTACAATTATTAAATCAGATTATCTTAGATAAGGACTTCTCACATTCTATCATTGATGTAATTGAACCTTCACACTTTGAAAACAAGTATTTCAAAACGCTTCTCCAATTGGTGAAGGAGTACTATGTAAAATATGATTGTACTCCGTCATACGAAACACTTTCACAAATGGTGAAAAGTGAGTTCCCACAAGAGTTGATGTTAAAAATTCTAAACGACACTATCAAACAGATACAAACCGCATCTACCGAAGGTGCGTCTTTTGTACAAGAGAAATCATTGAAGTTTTGTAAACAACAAGAACTTCAAAAGGCTATCACCAAATCACAGAAAATACTTGATAGTGGAGAATTTGAAAACTATGACAAACTTGAGGAGTTGGTAAGAAGTGCACTCCAAGTAGGAGAAAATGGAAATAAAATTGAAGATGTTTTCCAAAACTTGGAAGATGTTTTGAATGAAGATTTCCGTCACCCAATCCCAATGGGAATTACGGGTATTGACAAGTTATTAAAAGGTGGTTTGGCAAAAGGTGAATTGGGTGTAATCTTAGCACCAACAGGTGTAGGAAAAACCACAGTCCTTTCAAAAATTGCTAACTCAGCATTTAATAACGGTTACAATGTTCTTCAGTTATTCTTTGAGGACAATCCAAAAGTAATCCAACGTAAACACTTCACAATGTGGACAGGTATACCACCTGATGAACTCCCATTACACCGTGAAGAAGTTCTTGAAAAAGCACGTCAGGTCAAAGAAGAAATGACCAACAAATTGTTCTTGAAAAAACTACCTTCAGACCAATTTACAATGACTCAAATCAAGAACATGATTAGAAAGATGGTTGCTGATGGACATAAGATTGATATGATTGTTTTAGATTATATTGATTGTATTGTACCTGACAAAAATATGGGGGACGAGTGGAAAAGTGAGGGTTCCGTTATGAGAGGTTACGAAGCTATGTGTCATGAACTTGGCGTAGTGGGGTGGACCGCAACACAGGGTAACAGAAGCTCTATATCTTCTGAGGTTGTTACCACCGACCAAATGGGTGGTTCTATTAAAAAGGCACAAGTTGGACACGTTATCATTTCCGTGGCTAAAACTTTACAACAAAAAGAAATGAATTTGGCAACCATCGCAATTACCAAGTCTCGTGTGGGTAAAGATGGTGTTATATTTGAAAACTGTAAGTTCAATAACGAATTGTTAGAGATTGATACAGAAAGTTCTGTCACCTTCTTAGGATTTGAAGAAAAGAAAGAAGAAAAGAACAGAGATAGAATCAAAGAACTTATGGAAAAAAGAAAAGAGCGAGTACAACAACCAAATAACTTTAATTAATAAAAAAAAACTGTATTTTAAATAAAATGGACGCATCACAAAAGATATTGTCAGACCTAACAGTCTACATGAAGTACGCAAAATTCATCCCTGAGTTGGAAAGAAGAGAAACTTGGGAAGAACTTGTAACAAGAAACATGAATATGCATATTAAGAAATACCCCCACATTGCAAGTGAGATTGTGGACGTATATCAATATGTGTATGATAAAAAAGTATTACCCTCAATGAGGTCAATGCAATTTGGTGGTAAACCAATTGAGATTTCTCCAAACAGAATCTACAACTGTGCTTACCTTCCTATTGACCATTTGGACGCATTTTCAGAAACAATGTTTTTATTGTTGGGAGGAACTGGTGTTGGATACTCAGTTCAAAAACACCACGTAGAAAAACTTCCTGAAATTAGAAAACCAAAACCAAACAGAACAAGAAGATTCTTAGTTGGTGATTCAATTGAAGGTTGGGCAGATGCAATCAAAGTATTGATGAAATCTTACTTTGGTGAGAACTTGTCAACACCTGATTTTGATTTTTCAGATGTTAGACCAAAAGGAGCACAACTTGTGACTTCAGGTGGTAAAGCACCGGGTCCTCAACCTTTGAAAGACTGTATTCACAAATTGAAAGGTATGTTGGATGCGAAAGAAGATGGTGAAAGATTGTCATCAATTGAGGTTCACGATATGATTTGTCACATCGCAGATGCAGTTCTTGCAGGTGGTATTCGTAGAGCGGCTTTGATATCATTGTTCTCAGCTGATGACAACGAAATGATTGCTTGTAAGTCAGGTGCTTGGTGGGAAACAAACCCACAAAGGGGAAGAGCAAACAATTCAGCAGCTTTGGTTAGACATAAAATTACAAAAGATTTCTTCATGGACTTGTGGAAAAGGGTTGAAGCATCAGGAGCAGGTGAACCTGGAATCTATTTCACCAACGATAAAGATTGGGGAACAAACCCATGTTGTGAAATCGCACTTAGACCAAATCAGTTCTGTAATTTGTGTGAGGTAAATGTTTCTGACATTGAATCACAAGAGGACTTGAATAATCGTGTTAAAGCGGCGGCATTCATCGGAACACTTCAAGCGGGTTATACTGATTTCCATTACTTGAGAGATATTTGGAAACGTACAACTGAAAAAGAAGCGTTGATTGGTGTATCTATGACAGGTATCGGTTCAGGTGTTGTATTGGGTTATAACATGAAAGAAGCTGCTAAACTTGTAAAAGAAGAAAACGCAAGAGTTGCTGAGATGATTGGTGTTAACAAGTCGGCTCGTACAACTACTGTAAAACCTGCAGGGACAACATCTCTGACATTGGGAACATCTTCAGGTATCCACGCATGGCACAATGATTACTACATCCGTAGAGTCCGTGTTGGTAAGAATGAAGCAATCTACCAATACTTGGCAATGTATCACCCTGAGTTGGTTGAAGATGAATTCTTCCGTCCACACGACACGGCAGTTATTTCAGTTCCACAAAAATCTCCTGAAGGAGCGATTTTGAGAACAGAATCTCCATTCCAATTGTTGGACCGTGTTAAGAAAATTACACAAGAGTGGGTAAGACCTGGTCACAGAACTGGTTCAAACACACACAACGTATCAGCAACAATCAGTTTGAAAAACGAAGATTGGGAATTGGCGGGTGAGTGGATGTGGGAAAATCGTGATTTCTATAACGGTTTGTCTGTATTACCTTATGATGGAGGAAGTTACATTCAAGCACCGTTTGAGGATTGTACAAAAGAAGAATACGACAGATTGTTCTCTAAACTTAGCTCAATTGATTTATCAAAAGTTGTTGAATTACAAGACAACACAGATTTGAGTGGTGAATTGGCTTGTGCTGGTGGAGCTTGTGAAATCAAGTAATAAACATCAAAACAATAATAACGGGGGGGAGGAGCTAGCGCTCTTCCCTTCTTCGTTTTATATTGAAGACGGAAAATATGTCTTCACAAAAGAATTTCATTTGAGTCGTGGACATTGTTGTGGGAATGGTTGTAGACATTGTCCTTATTTTCCTGCTCACAAAAAAGGAAACACAACTATATTTATAGACAATGGCTGATGGTAAAACATATGGATTAACGTTTCCCTTTGTAGAATCGTATAATGGTAAGTATTTGGACCTTTCAGATTACCCTGCTGAAGAAATTAGGAGTAATTTGATTCACTTGTTATTAACAAGAAAAGGTACTAGATATTTTTTACCTGATTTTGGAACCGCATTATTGGAATATATTTTTGAACCATTGGATGGTCCAACATTTAAAAATATTGAATCTGAAATTAGAGATTCTGTTGAAAAATTCATGCCTCAGTTACAATTAACAAATATTTCTATTACGGCACCAACTGGTGAAGCGGCAGGTGCAACAGTAACAACTGCGGGAAATGTTGTTAATCCTGAATTACAAATGACAAATCAAGATGTAACGGAGTATACAGCCACGGTAAGAATTGATTATTCAATAACTAATGATGTCTTTAATACAAAAGATTTCATAATACTAAATATTTAACATAAATGGCTCAAAGAAGAATATCATATACTGTAAGGGATTTCCAAGCAATTCGTCAGGAACTTATTAATTATACAAGAACTTATTATCCTGAATTAATTGATAACTTCAATGATGCATCAGTTTTTTCTGTATTTTTAGATTTAAACGCAGCCGTAGCCGATAATTTACATTACCATATTGATAGAAGTATTCAAGAAACTGTTTTACAATATGCACAACAACGTTCATCAATTTATAATATAGCAAGAACTTACGGATTAAAAATCCCTGGTCAAAGACCATCTGTTGCTTTGGTTGATTTTTCAATTACGGTACCAGCTTTTGGTGATAAAGAAGATGAAAGATATTTGGGTACATTAAGAAGAGGTAGTCAAGTTCAAGGTTCAGGTCAGGTATTTGAAACAATTTATGATATAAATTTTGCGTCACCATTTAATGAAGATGGGTTTCCAAATAGATTGAAAATACCAAATTTTGATGCGAACAACAACTTATTAAATTATACTATTACAAAAAGAGAAACTGTTGTCAATGGTATTACAAAGGTATTCAAAAGAGTAATAACACCAAATGATGTTAGACCATTTTTTGAATTTTTCTTACCTGAAAAAAACGTATTGGGTGTTACATCAATAATACAAAGAGATGGAACCGCATATTCAAACGTACCTACTGCACAAGAATTTTTAGGTGCTGAAGGTAGATGGTATGAAGTGTCAGCTCTTGCTGAAGATAGAGTTTTTATTGAAGACCCAACAAAACCATCTGATGACCCTGGAATTAAAGTTGGAAGATATATTCAAACCCAAGATAGATTTATCACTGAATATACACCTGAAGGTTTTATTAAGTTAACTTTTGGTGGTGGTACCAATACTGCTGAAGACCAACTTAGAGAGTTTACGGCACTTAACGTACCGTTAAAAATTCAGAGATACCAAAATAACTCAATGTCTTTGGGTAATGCACCACAGGCAAACACAACAATGTTCATTCAATATAGAATTGGTGGTGGTCAAGGTACCAACTTGGGTGTTAATGTTATTAATCAAATTGGTTCTGTAGATTTCTTTGTTAATGGTCCATCGGATATTTTAAATAATTCGGTAATAAATTCTTTAGCGTGTAATAACGTAACAGCAGCAATTGGTGGTGCCGGATACCCTTCAACAGAAGAGGTAAGAAATTATGTTACATTTAACTTTGCTGCTCAAAACAGAGCGGTAACAATAAATGATTATGAAGCCATAATTAGAAACATGCCAGGTCAGTTCGGTGCTCCTGCTAAAGTTTCAATAACGGAAAATAATAATAAAATCAATATTAATGTTTTGTCCTATGATGCTACAGGTAATTTAACATCTGAAGTTTCACAAACCATGAAGAAAAATTT